CGGGAATGCAAGACGTATCGAAGCAAGCGATCCTCCGGGGCGCGAACATCGAAGAAGTCGTCCTCGCGGACCTCATCTCGGCCTACAACACGAAACTCGACCACGGCGTACTCGACGGATCGGGATCAAACGGTGAGCCGATCGGAATCGGTAGCGCTTTCACCGAGGTAGTCGGTTACACCGACGCCTCGCCGACCGTCGCCGAGCTTTATCCGAAGATCGTGGACGCGATCCAGAGAGTTCAGTCGAACGTCTTCGCGGGTCCGTCTCATATCATTATGCATCCGCGACGTCTCGGCTTCCTTTTGGCCGGCGTAGACTCGACGGGTCGCCCGCTCGTAGTGCCTAACGCGAACGGCCCGATGAATGCGACCGGTACTTTCTCCGGTCTGGGTTACGGCCAGAGCGGTCAATACTCGATGCTCGGTCTCCCGATCATCACGGACGGAAACGTACGGACCGACGCCGGCGCCGGCGCCAACGAAGACCAGATCTTCGTCGTCAGCGCCGACGAAATGCACCTCTGGGAAGCGCCAAGTCAGCCGACATTCGTCCGATTCGAGCAACCAGACGGAAAGGTCGCGATCCGTATCGTGCTCTTCGGCTTCTCGGCGTTCACCGCTCAAAGGCGGCCGCTCGCGGGTGCCCGCATCGCGGGGACCGGTCTCGTAACGCCGACGTTCTGAAGTCTTCCCGCCGGTCGCCTAGCTCCTTGTGCGGCCGGCGGGGATCTTTAACGCTCCAATATGTCTACGGCTCAACTCTTTAATTACCGCGACGGCTTGAAGATCGAGCTCGCGGGCTACGAGAACGCCGGCAAGAAAGAACGCGCCGACGAGGTGCGAAAAGAACTCTCTCGAGTCGATAGTCTCCTTTCGACGGGATCACCTCGACTATCGACCGAGAGGGTATCCGACGACGCGCCCATCGTGGAAGTAGAATCCAAGCCGAAAAAGGTATCGAAAAAGAAGAAAGGCTAGGACGTGGCGATCTCCAACGGTTATACGAATCTCGCCACTTTTCAGAGCTATACGGGGATGACGACCGTAACGGCCGACGAGACTACGAACATCGAGAAAGCGATCGAGTCGGCGTCCCGATCCATCGACCGGATGACGAATCGCCGCTTTTGGGCCGACGCTAACGCTACGGCCCGCAAATATCGGGCGACGGACTTCTACCGTCTCTTCACCGACGATATCTCTTCGACGACCGGCCTAGTCGTCGCGCTCGACACCGGCGGAGACGGCACGTTCGAGACGACTCTCACATTCGACACCGACTACATCCTCGACCCGATCAACGCCCCGCAACTCGAGCGGCCGTTCACCGTCGTAACGATGGTCGGCACTACGCTTTTCCCGTCGCCGATAAACCTCCGTCCCGGCGTACAAGTAACCGCTAAATATGGATGGTATCTTGGGACGCCCCCGGACGACATAGAAGAGGCTTGTCTCATCCTTTCGACCGACCTCGTTAAACGCGCCTCGAGCGTCGGCGGAGTCCTCGGCCTCTCGGAGCTTGGCGCTATCCGAATGAGCCCGCTCGGGCGCGACGTCCTAGCGATGGTCCGACCCTACAGGCGCGAAGTCCTCGCCTAATGGTCCCGTCCGACGTCCGCGACGGCATCAAGACCGCGATAGACATCACCGGTCTCCGCGTCTACGACACCATCCCGGACGGTCTCGTCCCTCCGGCCCTCGTCATCGGTCAGCTCTCGATCACTTGGGACTACGTCCTAGCTTCGACGCTCGACACCGCGACGATCGACCTAATCCTCATAACGGGCAGAATGTCGGAAAGATCGGCCCAAGACTACCTAGACGGCTTCCTCGCCGCTTCGGGCGCGTCGAGCATCAAAGCGAAACTAGACGCCGCGAAGACCCTCCCGAAGAACGGGACGGCGACGGTCCAGACGTCGAGAGTCGTTTCGGCGGTCCCCGTTTCGGTTAGTGTTAGCGGCGTGGAAATGCTCTCGTACCGATACACGATGGAGCTCTTCGGATAATGGCCGACTACGTCATCGTCTCCGGGCGTCTACGCGGCTTCAAGCCGGGCGACGTCGTCTCGGACGCCGATCTTCTGGCCGCCGGGATCATCCCCGCGAAGAATCTCGCCCTCGGCTCGATCAAAGAGAAACAAAACACCAAAGCATCGCGCAAGTATGCTAAACCTATAGAAGAAGAAACGGAGTAGACTCTCAACTATGGCCACAGTAACGCAACTCGGAAAAGCGACCGTCTTCACGGTCGGCGGGACCGACTTCAACGATCAACTCGTCTCTCTCGAGATGACGAAAACGGCGCCCGCTCTGGATGCGACGACGCTCGCCTCGACGTCCGAGACTTTCACGGCCGGGCTCCCGACCGCCGAAACGACGTTCACCCTCCTCGGATCTTTCGCGTCCTCGGAGGCGATCCAATTCGCGTTCGGCGACGTCGGCACCACTACGACGATTATCTTCGAGCCTCTTTCGGCCGCTCCCGGTGCGAGCTCGCCCCGGTACACCCACACAGACGGCTATCTGGCCTCGGCCCCGATCGTCGTGAACGTGAACGAGCTCGTGCAAATAACGCTGACGTACACCGGCGGAAGCATCGCCCAAGCGCTCGCCTAGTTCAACGTGCTCAAGATTCGCCTCACGGTCGAGCGGCGCGACGGTCAAAGCCAAGAGCTCGACGTATATCCGCCGGCGATTATCGGCTTCGAGCGGTGGGCGAAGTGCGGCATCTCTCAGGCGTTCACGGGCGCCGATACGAAGATGGAGCACCTCTACTATTTGGCGTGGCTCGCGGACCGCGACAACGGTAACGTGGTGAAACCTTTCGACGAATGGGTGAAGTCGGTCGCCGACGTGGGGATCTCCACGAGCCCAAAAGAATAATCCGGGGATCGTTCAGCGAATATATCGCCGAGCTCGCCATCGAGACGGGCATCGCGCCCAACGAGCTAATGGCGACACCGGAGCCGATCCTCGACCTAATCTATGAGGGCCTCGTGCGACGTGCGAAAGAGGCGAAAGCGAAAGCGAGACGTAAATAATGGCTAGCGGCACTTTCGGCTTCAGGGCCGATCCGGGCGATTCGGTGAAGATCGAGGGACTATCGAAAGTCCAGAGACAACTAAGAAAACTATCGACCGACGCCCTCGACTTGAATAAAACCGAGTTTCTCGAGACGAACAAGAAAGTGGCGGAGATCATCATCGGCGAATCCAAGAAGTACGTCCCGGTCCTCACCGGGGCGCTCGCCGAAACGGTGAGAAACGTCTCGACGAAGAAAAGCGCGAAAGTTCGCGCCGGTAACGTCGGAGTGCTTTACGCCGGCCCGATCCACTTCGGATGGCCGTCCCGCCGCATAAAGCCGAATCCGTTCTTTTATGACGCGATCGACCGTCGCCGCTCCGAGGTCGCGAACCGTTACGCCGATCTCATCGACGCTCTAACGTCCAAGTACGATCTACAATAAACCTATGGCCAAACCGATTACCGTCTCGATAGTCGGCAACGCCGGACCGTTGAAGAAAGCGGTCGGCGAAGCCGACGACGCCCTCGGAAAACTCGGCGGATCATTCAAGAAAATCGCGGCGGTTACGGCCGTAGGCGTCGGCGCTATCGCTACCGGGCTCGGCTTCGCGGTAAAGGCGGCCGCCGAGGACGAGAAGAGCTTCGAGCTTCTTAATCAAGCTCTACGGGCGAACACGGACGCGACGAAAGAACAAATCCAAGCGATCGACGACCAGATCGCCAAGATGAGCGTCCAAATCGGGGTCGCGGACGATCAGCTTCGCCCGGCGTTCGCGAACCTCGTCAGAGCTACCGGCGACGTAACAAAAGCCCAAGACCTCTTGGCGGTGAGCACCGACATCTCGGCCGCGACCGGACGCGACCTCGAGACCGTCTCGCTAGCTATCGCCAAAGCGAGCCAAGGCCAAGTCGCGGGCCTCCAAAAGCTCGGCATCCCGTTAGACGAGAACCTCGTCAAAGCCCGGGACTTCGAGGGAGCGATCGCCGCTTTGAGCGCCACGTTCGACGGCGCGGCCGCGACCGCCGCCGACACTTTCTCCGGCAAGATGGCCCGTCTAAAGATCGTCGGAGGCGAGCTCGTCGAGCAAGTCGGATCTTTTCTTCTGCCGATTCTGGGCGACTTCGCCGCTTTCGCCCTCGACAAGGTCGTCCCGGCCGTCGAGAAGATCGCCGACCGGGTAGGACCGTTTCTCGCGGACGCGATCGCGCACGTCTCCACGTTCATAAACGAGCGTCTTATCCCCGCATTCCAAAGATATCTGGTGCCGATCATCGAACGGGCGTCAAGCATCGTTACCGACTTTCTCGTCCCCGCTTTCAGGCGTTTCGCCGACTTCTTCTCCGAGGTCCTAGTCCCGATAGTGCTTAGTATCGCGATTCCGATCTTCAACGGCCTTGTTA